TGAAGATATGAAAAACTATCAAGAGATATATAATTGGATTATGGATTTGGGTCCAGGTAGAGATACAGATGATTTTCGTGATTTAGTAGATTCAACAGAAAATGTCCATGGTGTTTTTAGTAGTGCTGATTTTGAAAATATGTATTCTGATGCAACAGTAATTGTTAATACTTCATCTAATAACGCGAATGTAGAATTTATGTTTGAAGACTGTTTTCCGACTAGCCTAGGTTCTATTGAATTCGCCTCAGACCAACAAGGTTTGGAATACGCAGTATGCGATTTAACACTAAGATATACCCAATTTAAAGTAAAATCAAGCACTTAACATTGACACCTCCGGGTTTTGTGTTATAATTATAGTATGAACTTAAAAAATATTCAAGAAATGTGGAAAGAAGATTCAGTCATTGATGACATTGAATTAGATGCTTCTTCTCTACAAGTCCCAAAATTACACGCTAAATATACAGAAATACTTTCTAATAAGAAGTTAGAATTGATACGATACGAAAGACAAATGAAATCACTTAATAAAGATAAGTGGTTATGGTATTCTGGAAAAATGACTAAAGAAGATATAGAAGACCATGAATGGGATTATGATCCATTCGGTGGTCTAACAGTTTTGAAATCAGATTATGACAAATTTCAAGGTGCTGATAAGGACATACAAGACTTAGATGAAAAAATACAATATCTAAGAATCACAGTAGATTATTTACAAGATGTAGTCTCCCAAATAACTTGGAGACACCAAACAATTAAGAATATTATAGAATGGCGCAAGTTCATGGCAGGCTCGTAGTAGATAAAGCAGACGAAGTAAGTCTCTTTATTTCTACAGAAGATTCAATTAGAAAAGAACTTTCAGAGTTCTTTAAATTCAAAGTTCCCGGTGCAAGTTTCATACCTGCAGTTCGTAGAAGATTTTGGGACGGATATATTAGATTATTCAATCTTAATACAAACAAATTACCCTTAGGTTTATTCACATATCTAAAAGAATTTTGTGAAGAAAGAGAATATAGTATCGAAGGATATGAACCAGAAAAAGATATCTTTACAATAGAGAGATATGAAGAAATAGTTCAAGATATTCCTTTAGAACTTAGAGATTATCAAAAAGAGGCAATTGCATACGCCGCCCATAATCAAAAATGTATATTAGTATCTCCGACTGCTTCGGGTAAATCTTTAATGATATACAGTCTTATTAGATACAACTTCTTAAAAAAGAATAAGAAGGCATTAGTCATAGTCCCAACAACATCATTAGTAGAACAAATGACAAAAGATTTTCAAGATTACGGTTTCAAAGGAGACATCGCTAAGATATACGGTGGAGATAAAGGTGCAGATGCACCAATCGTAGTTACTACATGGCAATCAATGATGAGGATGCCTAAAGGATTTGGGAATCAGTTCGGTATGGTGATTGGTGACGAGGCTCATTTATTTCAAGCTAAATCACTATCAAAGATAATGGAATCATTAACAGAGGTTAAATACAAGATAGGAACTACAGGAACACTTCAAGAGACAAAGACACATAAACTACAACTTGAAGGTATGTTTGGACCAGCGTATTTCGTAACAACATCAAAAGACTTAATGGATGAAGGAACATTAGCCAATTTAAATATACAAGCTTTAGTATTATCGTATTGTGAAGAAGAAAGAAAATTAGTAAGTAAAATGACATATCAAGAAGAAATGGATTGGATTGTTAGAAATGAAAAAAGAAACAATTTTATTAGAAATTTAGTAAATGGTTTAGAAGGTAATTCATTGGTGTTATTTCAATATGTTGAAAAACACGGTAGACCACTATATAAAACATTTTCCGATTTATTTTCTAATGAAAAAAGTAAAAGAAAAGTTTTTTTCGTATTCGGTGGGACTGATGCGTTAGATAGAGAAAAAGTAAGAGAAATTGTTGAGAAGGAGAATAACGCCATTATAGTAGCGTCGTTTGGAACTTTCTCAACAGGTATTAACATAAAGAGACTACACAATGTTGTATTTGCGTCACCTAGTAAGAGTAGAATTCGTAATTTACAGTCTATAGGTAGGGGATTGAGAAAATCAGATGATAAAGATAGTGTTACTTTATATGATATAGCTGATGATCTTTCGTGGAAGAAAAACACCAATTATACCCTTAATCACTTTTCAGAAAGAATAAATATCTATAGTCAAGAGAATTTTAACTATGAAATACATTCAGTAAGGATACCAGCAAATGCCATTCACAAAAAATAACACTAAATATCAGTATATAAGATTAAAAAATGGACATGAAATATTTGCAATGGTGAGAGAGATAGACGATCAATTAGAAATACATTTACCAATGAATATCATGTGTAAACCCGCCATGTCCGGTGGTGTCACGATTCACCTCGGACCTTTTGTCCCATTTACTACAGATGATAAAATGTTAATCAATAATAGTGATGTTATTGTAAGAACAAGTATGACTGATCAGTTTATCGAATTTTATGACGAAGCTTGCACCACTTGGTTAAATATGAGAGAAAATGATACTATTGAGATAAAATCAGTAAAAGAAGATATGAAGCTTCAAAGAAAACAAATAACTAAAATGATAGAAGAAAGATTAGGAAGTATAACTAAAGAAGAAATGTGGGAAGATTATTATGATGAAGAAGAAGAATTCTTGGAACAAGAAATGTTACCTGGACCTAAAGAGACAATACATTGATCTCTTATATAATATATATTCTCTCTTTTGGCGAACTACATATTCATTTTACAGTATGAATTCAAATCTGTCAAGGGAAAATAGGAAAAAAACGCAAAATAATTTTAGGGCCTTGACTTATCAGCGTTTTATAGTATAATAGATATATGACTAGACAAAAAAGACAAACAAAAGAGTCGGTTCACTATGTAAACAACAAAGAGTTTACTGCGGCGATTATTAAACATAATCATGCTTGTAAAAAAGCCGTTGAAAAGGGTAAAGAAAAACCTAGAGTATCAGAATACATTGGAGAATGTATCTATAAGATTGCAACTAGACTTTCTACTAAACCAAATTTTATTAACTATTCTTATAGGGATGAAATGATATGCGACGGAATAGAAAACTGTTTACAGTATATAAACAACTTTAATGAAGAAAAGTCTCAAAACGCGTTTGCTTATGTTACACAAATTATATACTTCGCCTTTCTAAGAAGAATACACAAAGAGAAGAAACAGGCGGCAATAAAACAAAAGAGTATTCAACAAGCGGGTGTTTTGTTTGATACTTTTGATACATTAGATGGTGATTCAACAGGTATGAACAATTCTTATGTTGATTTCTTGCAAGAGAACCAACGAGAGATAAATTATAAACCTAGAGGCTCAAAGAAAAAAGAATAATCTAGAGTCTTTTTATATTATGGAGGAAACATGGATATATCATATTCATTAAACACACTTTACTTTTTATTATCTGGCGTCTTAGTCATGTGGATGGCAGCTGGTTTCACAATGTTAGAAGCCGGGTCAGTTAGAAGTAAAAATGTAATCGAGATACTACTTAAAAATGTAGCCTTATACAGCGTCGCGTCGATAGGATTTTTAATATTCGGTTATGACATCATGTATGGTTGGAGTAGTATAGAAACACATTCTATTTACTCAGATTTCTTTTTTCAGGTAGTTTTTGTGGCGACAGCGATGTCTGTTGTTTCAGGAGCGGTTGCAGAGAGAAAGAAACTATATTCATTTTTAATATTTGCTGCTCTATTTACAACAGTTATATATCCAATACAGGGTGCATGGAGTTGGGGTGGTGGTTGGTTGAGTCAAAGAGGTTTCTTTGATTTTGCTGGTTCAGGTATTGTTCATATGGCAGGAGCTACAGCAGCTCTAGCTGGAGTATTAATACTAGGTCCAAGAAGAGGAAAATATTTAAAAGACGGAACACCAAAACCGATACATGGTTCTAATTCAGCTCAAGTTGCTTTAGGAACACTTATATTATGGATGGGTTGGTTTGGATTTAATGGTGGTTCTCAATTAGCGATTGACGGAATAGAAAATGCCAATGCAGTAGCCAAGATATTTGTTAACACGAATACTGCAGCAGCATCAGGACTATTAGCAGCGATGTTAGTTTCTAAATTCTGGTTAGGTAAGACAGCGTTGAATGCTACTTTAAACGGAGCTCTCGCTGGTTTAGTAGTTATTACAGCCGACCCACTTACACCACACCCATTGATGGCTATGTTATACGGACTTTTAGGAGGATTACTAATACCATTTTCAATGAGTTATATTGAGAAGAAAGGGATAGATGATCCTGTTGGAGCAATTAGTGTTCATGGTATAGCTGGTATATTAGGACTTATGTTAGTTCCTATATTAAATACAGAAGCTAGTTTTGTAGAACAAATTATAGGAACATTATCTATATTTACTTTTGTGTTTATTAGTTCATACATTTTGTGGTTAATATTAGACAAGACTATAGGTATTAGAGTTGGAGAACAAGAAGAAGTTGGTGGTTCAGATATGTGGGAAGCAGGAGAACAAGCTTATCCATATTTCATGAAAGGACACGGAGAAGAAAAATAAAATATGAAAATAGCTTTGCTTAACGACACGCATTGTGGTGTTCGTAATAACAACCAAATGTTTGCAGAGTATCAAGGGAGATTTTATAGAGAAGTCTTCTTTCCTTACTTAGACGAACACAATATCAAACATATTATACATCTAGGCGATTATTTTGATCGAAGACGAGATGTAAACTTTTATTCGCTTCATAAGAACTATGAACATTTCATAGAACCTATGATTGAAAGAGATATCACTATGGACTTAATCGTAGGTAATCATGATATCTATTTTAAATCAACAAATGATTTGAATAGTCCTGATTATCTTCTTAACTTTCCTAATGTAACTGTTTACAAGGATCCTATTACTAAAGATTATGATGGTTTAGAGATTGCGTTATTACCTTGGATTAATTCAGAAAACGAAGAAGAAGTCGAAGAATTTCTTCAACTAACAACAGCACCTTTTGTGATGTCACATTTAGAAGTAAATGGTGGTATGATGTCTCCAGGCCATTTTCACGGTGGAGGAACACCGTCTTCTTGGTTTGAAAGATTTGAACAAGTATTCTCTGGACACTTTCATCATAAATCAACATTAGGTAATATTAGATATTTTGGCTCTCAAATGGAATTCACATGGAATGACTTTGGCGACGATAAACATTTTCATGTCTTTGATACAGAGACAAGAGAGATAGAGGCTATTAAAAACCCTCTTAAAATGTTTCATAAAGTATTTTATGATGATACAGATGAAACACTAATGACTATTAAAAAGAAAGATTTTAGTCAATTAGAAAATACATTCGTAAAAGTTATTGTTACGAATAAAAATGAACCCTACTGGTTTGATGTTTTTGTTGAAGAACTTATCAAAGCAAATCCGGCTGATTTAAAAGTTGTAGAAGATCATAGTAACCTAGATGTTCTTAACGAAGATGAATTAGTTGGCGATGCCGAAGATACATTAACTATCTTGACAAAACACATTGACAGTTTAAATATAGACGGAGACAAAACTAAACTTGATACATTAATGAGGTCATTATATACAGAAAGTTTAGATATTTTAGTATGAGTATAAAAATAATACAATTAATAACAGGTGAAATGATAATAGCCGAGTTAAAAATGCAACATGAAATAGAGAACCCTTTATTCATTCATCAACAAGCAGTTGAAGGTCAAGGACCCAAAGTGAACTTGTATCCTTATAATATTCTTGGAGAAGGTAATATAAGACTTAATCCAGACAATATTGTATGGACAGTTGACCCGGAACAAAGATTACTTAATCAATATCAAGAAACATTTAGTAAAGTAATTACACCACCAACACCAAAGGTAGTTTAACATGGACAGATTAGTATACTCTGGTGTTTGGGCATCAGAGGGACATTATATCACATTTACTATAAATGATAATGATACAGTAACAATTCAAGAAGATTTAACGGCGGCCTTTAAATCTACTTCTACACATAAAATAGTTGATATAGATACGGCTATTGAATATCAAGAGAAACACATTAGATTAGGATATGATAAAATTTCATAAAGTAAAATATAAAAATTTTCTATCAACAGGTAATGAATTTACAGAGATAGATTTATCAAGAAAGAAAACTTCATTAATAATCGGTGCAAATGGCTCAGGTAAGTCTACATTACTTGATGCCTTGACCTTTGGATTATTTGGTAGAGCGTTTAGAAAGATACCAAAGACAGCATTAGTTAATTCTATTAATCAGAAACAGTTAGTAGTAGAAGTCGAATTTCAGATCGGTAGAAATAGATATCGTATTATGAGAAGTATCAAACCCAATAAGTTTGAGATATATCGAGACGGTAAACTACTACATCAAGACGCGTCTGTAAGAGACTACCAAGCGATTCTAGAACAACAAATACTAAAGTTGAACTACAAGTCATTTACTCAAGTCGTTGTCTTAGGAAGCTCTACATTTACTCCATTCATGCAATTGAATACACCTGAAAGACGAGCTATCATTGAAGACATACTGGATATTCAGATATTCTCAGTAATGAAAGATTGTTTGAAACAAAGAGTATCATCATTAAATAATGAACAAATAGATATAAGAAATAATATCAAGATTGGTGAAACTAAGATTCAAGGTCATGAAGATGCAATGAAACGATTGGAAGAAAATCGTGATGAAATGATTGAGAAACTTTCTAAAGATGTATTAGAACATGAAACTCAAGTCTTAGAACATAAGACTAATATTAGATCAGATTTACATTTAGTTGATACACTTCAAAATACAATTAGTGATGAAAAAGATATAAGAGAAAGACTTCAACAGACTTTGAGTGATGAAAGACAATTCGAATCAGAAAGAAAGAAGTTTATCAAAGAGTTGAAGTTCTATGAAGATAATGATGAATGTCCTACTTGTAAACAAGATATAGAATCAGATCATAAAGAACATATATGCACAGATACTACAGAAAGTCTAAAAGAAATTGACAAGAAGCTTGACGAAAGGAGTAAGACAGTTGAAGAAATTAATGAGAGACTTACAGAAATCTCTAAGGTCCAAGCCGAAATATTTGCTACACAAAGTGCTATTCAGAAAGAACAAAATCTTATCGATTCTAATGAAAAGTATATTGACAAAGTAGAAGGTCAGATTATAGAACTCAAAAAACAAGAACATACAGAAGATGATAAAGACAAGTTAGAGAAGTATCGGAAAGCATTAGAAGTATTACAAGGTATGGATGCTGGTATATCTGATAAAAAACATTATCATGATTTAGCAGAATTATTATTGAGAGATAGTGGTATCAAGACAAAGATTATAAGACAGTATCTACCAATAATGAATAAGTTGATTAATAAATATTTAGCAAGTATGGAATTCTTTGTTCAGTTTGAACTTGATGAAGAATTCAATGAAGAAATTAAATCTAGATATAGAGACAACTTTTCATATTCATCATTTAGTGAAGGTGAGAAAATGAGAATTGATTTATCACTTCTATTCACTTGGAGAGCTGTGGCTAAGTTAAAGAATTCAGTAAATACAAATTTATTGATTCTTGATGAAGTGTTTGATAGTTCACTTGATGAAGGTGGCACAGATGAATTTTTAAAGATTTTACAGACTTTAGATGATAACACGAATACATTTATTATTTCACATAAAGGTGAATCAATGAATGAGAAATTTAACAATATAATTGAGTTTGAAAAAACCAATAACTTTAGTAAGATAAAATGACCATAGAACAGATATTAGTATTAACTGTAATATTAGTTACTGTATGGGCATTATGGTAGGAGTATAAAATGAATGAGTGTCCCGAAGATTTAATATGTTTCACTAATGATGAGTGGGCGGATTTTTTAATTGAATATGAAATAGATATCATAGACGAAGTTGGTGGTTTACCTACTCAAAGTGTAGGCGATGCTGAATCAATAGCTAATTTTACATGGGAGTTATTATTCTTATCACCTTGGGAGTTAGCTTATATAGCATTACCAATGGGTGTATTAGCATTCTATGGTTTAACTATATACGCCTTGTTTAAGAAAATACAAAAGAGATACCAATGATAATAAAAAATGAAAAAGAATTAAGGGAGAAGTGTCCAAAGTTTGATTTTGATAATCCTACAGTTGATCCCATTGAATTGAAGAAACAACTTATAGATGCAATGTTTGATCATGGTGGGTTGGGTGTATCGGCAAATCAACTAGGACATAAGACTAGAGTGTTTGCCATGAGAGGAGCAACTAAAAAAGAATCTGTAGTGTGTTTTAATCCTGAAATCGTAGACTTTTCACCTGAAATGAATACAATGGAAGAAGGTTGTTTATCATTACCTGATGTCTATGTAAGAGTTGTAAGGCCTTCTCATGTAGCCATTAAGTATCTAGATGAATTTCAAAAAGAAGATGGACAATTAGCAGACGGATTAACCGCAAGAGTTTTTCAACATGAATTAGATCATTTAGATGGTATGTTAATGATAGATCGCGTTGGAGAACTTTCAAGAATGAGAGGGTTCGATAAAGCTAGAAAGATTCAGAAAATGAGAAGACGAGGTAAAGTAAAGTATAAAGAGAGGTTTACTTTATAGAAATGGACCTACATTACGAATTGTTTAGAACAAACAATACAAGTTTATCTGATTGCATTTATACTAAAAAAGTCTTTGCTAGTGATTGGTGTGAAGATTTAATATCATATTTCGAAAATAGTTTACACTACAGAACAGACGATCATAGAAAACAAGCAGATCAAATGCAATTGATAGGTGATCCAAGACCCGATGCTGTAGACTATAAAAATCACTTATTTGAAAGATTATATCCATTAGGTGTTGAATTCGAAGAACATCTACATTCTTTATGTCATGATGATTATAAACCATATGATAGACCTTTAACAGAAATTCATAAAACAGGATTTCGCTCTTTACAAATACAGAAATATTCACCAGACGATAAAGGATATCCCGCAGTTCATGTTGAATCTGGTAAAGAACATCATCAAAAATATTTAGCAGTTATTGTTTATTTAAATGATGTAGAGGAGGGACAAACTGTTTTTCCCATGTGCGGGACAGCATTAACACCCACAACAGGTTATGTCGCCATTTGGCCATCAGGCCTTCCCTTTTATCATTGTGGTCTCCCAGCAAAAACAACTAAATATATTTTAACCACTTGGTTTGAATTTCTCTAAAATCTCCGGTCACAGTATACACAAATAGTTCCGCCGAATACAAGAACTTGAAACCGCGGGAACACTTTTGTTATAATAGTATTAGAAAATGAAAAATAGAGGTAATAATTATGTCAAAAAACTCAATATCAGGTAGATTTGTAGTCGCACCAGATGCGGGAGTTATTACAATTCCATTAACAGATACACAAGCTAGATTAGCTACTGATAAAAACCCAGTTACTATGAATGATTCATGGGATAAAATGTGTGTTTTACTAATGATTGATGGTTTTATGGATATTCGTGGGTCACTTCATATTGATACTATTGTAATTGATGGTGTATCAGGAAGTTTCCATTAATAGTTGAAACCGCAGGTACACTTTTGTTATACTATATACATAATGAAAAAAGAGGTAAATTTAATCAACAATTCAAATAAAGATGTTCTAGCCAAACTTATGGCTACTGAAAATATTACAGTTATTCATAAAAAAGTTCCAACAGCATATTTTGATGTTAAGTCTAGAACTCTATGTTGCCCAATTCTTAAAGAGGAAATGAGTTCTCAACTACTTGATCTTTTTATGGGTCATGAAGTAAGCCATGCCTTGAATACTCCTTTAGAGGGTTGGCATAGTGCAGTATCTGAAAAAGGTATGATGTTCAAAGGATACTTAAATGTTGTAGAAGATGTTAGAATTGAGAAAATGATCAAATCAAAATATCCTGGTCTTAGAAAATCATTCTATGCAGGATATAAAGAATTAGCTAATAACGATTTCTTTGGAATCAGAGGTAAAGATATTCATTCAATGAATTTAATTGATAGAATAAATCTTTATTTCAAAATCGGTTCAATTACACAAATTACTTTCAATGATGAAGAACAAGTTTATATTGATAGATGTAATAAACTAGAAACTTTTGAACAAGTTATGGAGTTAGCGACTGAATTATTTGAAAGACAAAAAGAAATTACAGAAGATGAATTAGAATCTATGACTGATCAACAAGTCTTAGATATGATGGAAGATTTAGGAATTGATGATGGTGAAGGTGAATCAATGACTGTAGAAGTTGAAAGCTCAGAAGATGGAGAAGATGATGAAACTGGAGAAGGAGCTGATGCGAAAGCTGAAATTTCAGAAGATTTAGAAGATTCAGATCAAGATTCAAATTCTACTGATGGTTCAGGTGAAGAAGAAGAAAAAGATGATAAAGGTAAAAAAGGAGCGTCTAAATCTCCAAAAGAAAAATTAGAAGATGAATTAAATAAATCTGAAACTGATGAATCATTCAGAGAAAAAGAATCAGAATTATATGACGATAATGAATTCAGTGCTGAACCAGTTTATTATGAAATTCCAAGTAAAATGAAATACAAAAATTTCATTGTAGATTATAAAGAAATTAATACACATTTTGATGAAGGTTTTAATCGTGAAAAAGTTAGACCTTCTGTAAAAGAATTTCAAGATTCAAATAAAAAGATCATTAATTACATGGTCAAAGAATTCGAAATGAAAAAAGCGGCCGCCGATTACAAAAGAAGTTGGTCAGCTAAATCAGGTGAACTGAATATGGATAAACTTCATTTCTATCAATTAAAAGATGATATCTTTAACAGAGTTCAAATAACTCCAGAAGGTAAAAATCATGGTGTTGTTATGTTACTTGATTGGTCAGGTTCAATGAGTGGTTCAGTCAAAGCGACAGTAGAACAAGCTACTTTACTTTCAATGTTTTGTAGGAGACTTTCAATACCATTTAGTTTATATGCTTTCTCAGATACTTATGGAAAATATAGTGATGAACTTTCAAAAGAATTGATGGAAAAATGGAACAGTGCAGAGTATAACTCAGACGAATACAATGAAATTCAAAAAGAAATTCAA